CCTTGTGCAATATCAAAATCAGAAAAGCGAACAAATTTATTATCTTCAATATCAGACACTTAAAAAAATACTCCCAAAAAGTTTCGTAATTTCTATTGCGAACTATTTACTTCGAACTTTTTACGAACTATTATTTCGTTAGAAAAGGCAAACGCCAATTCTAACCGTTAAAAAAAACGCCTAATAAGGCTAAGGAGTTCATATGGGATTCGAGCAAAAACCCACAGAACATTGGGATAAATACAGCATTAAAGCTGAAATTGAGCGTAGAGGTAAATCCCTAACTCAATTAGCAAAGGACAATAACTTGCCTGCACAAACAGTTCGTAATGCTCTTTGCCATCCCAGTAAAAGTGGAGAGCTTGTTATCTCTCAATTTCTAGGAAAGCCTTTGCATGTACTTTTCCCAGAACGTTGGACTAAAGATAACAAGCGTTTATATCCACGCTACAGCAACAGCAAGAAGGAATGTGCTTAATGAAAACACATTACAGTATTGCTGATTTATTAGATTTGAACTTATCCGGGTTCCCAACCACAAGACGAGGATGGGAAAAATATGTTCAAACAAACAATCTGAAGTATAGAGAAGTTCCAAGTCGTGGAAAAGGGGGAGTTCGAAAAGAATACGAACTTTCTAACGAATTAAAAGAGCAATTAGTTCTTAAAAGCATTCAAGAGAATGTTAATGAAGTGGCTCATTCCACCTCATTGAAAGTTGATTCTAATACTACGAAAGTTAATGCAGCAGAATTGATGAACTGGCAACGTGAAGTCGCTGAAAATCGTTTGTTTATTGTTCGCTATATTCAGCAGCAAATGAAACAAGGCGTATTGAAAACCCCTGCCATTGAACAGTTTGTTGAGAAGGCATCTTTAGGATCATTACCAAATGAAATTTTAGAGGCTATTGCGAAAGGAAATGCTAAAGCAGGTGAACATCGGGCTGTTAGCCGTCGATCAGTCTTTGACTGGATTAAAGCAGTAGAGGAAGCAGAAAAACGCGATATCCCTGTTATTGCCGTTCTTGCTCCAAAACAACGACAGATGACTATCCCGAAATGGGCAGGTGCTTTACTTAAACTTTGGGGCCAACCTCAAAAGCCTACATTGACAGTTGTATTGGAACAACTTCCTCAATATTTGGATGCCAGCATTCCCTGCCCTACTTATGCGCAGGCATACCGTTTTCTTAATGAGAAAATGGGAAATGTTGACGTGCAAAAAGGTCGGATGGGTAAACGCGAATTAAAGAATATTCAGCCCTTTATTCGTCGAGATACAACTGCGCTTTTACCGACGGATATCTATACAGCTGATGGACACTGTTTTGATGCAGAAGTTGCTCATCCGCAACATGGGAAACCTTTCAGACCCGAACTCACATCAATTATTGATGTGGCAACACGTCGCCTTGTTGGGTGGTCAATAGCTTTATCAGAAAGTTCTTGGGCTGTTTTGGATGCAATTCGTATGAGTGCTACTGAATGTGGAATTCCAGCAATTTTCTATGTTGACAATGGTTCTGGTTATAAAAATGACTTACTGAAAGCACAAGGGCGAGGTGTCTTGGCTCGACTTAATACCGAAGTAAGCCATGCCCTCCCTTACAACTCGCAGGCAAAAGGCCTAATTGAACGCAGTCACCAAACTATTTGGGTTAAAGCTGCCAAAAATTTACCAACTTATATTGGTAAAGATATGGATAGTGAAGCCAGTAATGCTGTGTTCAAGCTTACACGTAACGAAATTAAGCGTTATGGCGAAACTAAAGCAATGATTAGCTGGTTAGATTTTGTGGATTATGTAGCTCAAGTAGTTGAGCAATATAACAACAAACCTCATAGCGGCCTAAAGCGAATTACTGACCCAGTCACTTTAAAAAAACGCTATCAAACGCCGTTAGAAGCTTGGAATGAAGCGTTAGAACAAGGCGCTCCAATTGATCGCGTCGAGGATTGGGATGCAGAAGATCTGTTTCGTCCTTATGAAGAACGTAAGGTTCGTCGAGGTGAAATCGATCTTTTCGGGAACCGATATTTCAGTGCAGATCTGGAACAGTATCACGGTGAAAGCGTCCTTGTTGGATATGACATTCATGACGCAAATCGAATTGTAGTACGTGATGAGAATGGTCGTCTAATTTGCTATGCATTTTGGAATGCCAATAAACGTAACTACTTCCCAGTTTCGAAAGTTGAACAAGCTAGAGCTGCACGTGCAGATGGCCGTATGCGTCGTTTAGCTGCAAAACAATCAGAAGTATTGGAAGAAATGAGTCCAAAAGCAGTTATTGAACATGTTGAAAATCAAACGATTATTCCATTTAGCATGGATAAACGCGAACAAATCATGGCTGAGTTGGAAGCACTTCCAGTGCAAAAGAAAGATCAAGAAATCATTTATTTCAAAGATGCTCGTTTACCTGAAGAACCTCAGCAAGAGCAAACAACTTCACTTTCTCCAGTACAACGCTGGATAGCTATAGATAACCAAATCTTAAATGGTAAGGAGGTCACAGAACAAGACAGAACATTCTGGGAAATGTTCCAAGTTTCTAAGAAATTTAAACAAAGCAGCTTAGATGACGAAACGCTCAAAACGCATTTAGAGCGCCGTCAAGCGTGATGGTATTGGCGTACCAGCACATAAAACAAACAACTTACTTTTTAATGGTGATTTAAATGACATCAAATGTCAATCCTTCAAATTCTACTAGCGGTATCGCTCATATTCGCAATATTGCTCAGTGTTATGAAGCAGTTAGTCGTACTTTACAGCGCAATCCTTTATTGCCGGGCATTTCTGCATTCTATGGCCCAAGTGGGTTTGGTAAATCAACTGGAGCTAACTTTGTTGCAACTAAAACCAATGCATTCTATGTGCAAGTGAAATCCACATATACAAAGAAAGCATTTGTTCAAGCCTTACTCCGCGAAATGAGCATTCCACCTCAAGCAACTTTAAGCGACATGATGGAACTCGCTAGTGCAGAACTTGCTAAAACAGGTCGCCCATTGATTATCGATGAGTTTGACCACCTCATTCAAGGCAATAAAGTTGAAATTGTTCGTGATCTTTATGAATCAAGCCAAGGTACTTTCTTAATTATTGGTGAAGAACTTTTACCAAGAAAATTAGAGAAATGGGAGCGTTTTCATGGTCGTGTTTTGAACTGGGTGCCAGCCTTACCTTCAGATATCAATGACGCTTTGTTATTGAGCCGTGTTTATGCACCTCATATCGAAATAGACATTCCAGTTCTAGAACAACTCATTGTAGCAGTACGTGGTTCTACTCGACGGGTTTCAACGAATCTTGAAATGCTACATGAGCAGTGCCTTGAGCAAGGTATCAACCGAGTTTCACCACAAGAGTTGAAAGTCATTTTACCTCATGGATTTGTAACTGGCGAAAGCCCTAAACCACGGAGTTTCTGAACATGGACAGCGCGTTTTTTACACCCAATTCTAAATCAATGGTTATGGGCAAAAATTCAAAAGTAAATACATACGAACCTCCACATCAACGTGTGTGGAATGAAATACGTCAGCGCTCAGAAGGGTTCACCCTTCTTGAGGTGGCTGAAGCTGGCTCGATGCGGATTAACTCTGCACGAGCATTTATTGACGGTCTTAAAGCCGCTGGATTCTTGAGCGTCATTTCAGAAAAGCCTACTCGTTACCGACTTGAACGGGATAGTGGCTATACACCTCCTGAAATCCGAAGAGATGGTTCATTCGTAAAACCGAAAAACTCTGAACTTATAGAGAAGGCAATGTGGAATACATTGCGAATCACACGAGCAGCTGTAAATGCCCATGAGCTTGCTGCTCTTTCAAGTAATGATGAACTAACCGTTCCCACCCATGTATCGGAAGAATACTTGGTGATGTTGTGGTGTGCGGGTTATGTCTCAAAGCTTGGAACTAAAACAGACAAAAAAACAAAGTATCAACTTTTACCAGACATGAACACCGGCTCAAAACCACCGACTATTCGTAGTATCCGTCAAGTTGTTGATCAGAACACAAATGAATTGATGTTCCAAGGATCACATGTTTTTGAACAGGAATTAAAGCACGGTTCTCTATTAAAGCAAGGATTAAAAAAATGAATAAACAGATGCAATCAACAACTGTTCTAAATGGTCAAAAAGAGCAATTTGTTCAAGGAGATCGTGCTCGCCTTTTATCTGAACTTGTATATCAACGTGATTGTACAAAACAAGCAGAACTTGAGCTGGTGTACAGCAAGAAATTTTACCGAAATCTTGTCGCTGCTTTAGTTGTCTTAATCGTAATTATGTCCGGGGGGCTATGGTATGCCAACTTCATCAAAGAAGCTGCCTGTATCTGAAATGGAACCGTGGAAGCAGCTTGTGTATGCCCGTATTGATGAGTTGGGCAGTATCAAAAAAGTTGCTGATGAGCTGGGTTATGCACGCCCAAGTCTTTCACTCGCTTTACGAGATAAATATGTCGGAAGTACAGAGAAATTAATCAAATGTGTGATGCGTGTACTTGGGCAAGTGCAATGTCCCTACCTCCGAAAAAGCATCAGCCCGAGTGAGTGCAGTGCCTATCGTGAACGAGAGGCACCGACACAAAACCCAGCAGAAATGCGCCATTGGAGAGCATGTCAAACCTGTTCAATTGGTGGCGTAAACAGAAAACGAATTACGTAGGAGTGGCTATGGCTGACTTAGTAGATGTTGCTTCTGAAATCATTGAAGCAAATGTGGCTTATACCCTAAGCCATACAAAGCGCTTTGAAAATCAAAGCAATCATGAGTGTGAAGAATGTTGTGCTGTGATTCCTGAACAGCGACGAAAGCTTGGTGGCGTTACCCGTTGTATTAGTTGTCAAACCGAATATGAAGCAAAGCAGAAACATATAAGGGGCTAAGTGTGAATAACGAAACTAAACGTCAAAAGTTTGCAAAAGATTTAGACAAATTAATGAGTGGTGATTATGTGCTTGTACCTCGTGAGCCTACAGACGCAATGGTTAAAGCTGGCAATGTTGCCATGAACCCACATCGTGCTCAATGGGTGCATCCTGTGACATGTACAAATCGTAAAAAAGTATACAAGGCAATGATCCAAGCCTATGAAAAAGAACAAGGAGTAAATATTTAATGGCACGTAAATCACTTAAAGAGCCACAACTTCAAAGCTGGGAAGCCGTAGATCAGACGCTTGCCCAAATGGCAGACCTTAACCGCGACATCGCACTTGAGGAAGCTGCATGTAATGAGAAGGTAGACAAAATTAAAGAGGCAACAAAAGAGCGCCTCAAACCACTACTTGAACGAGTTAAAGCCCATGAGCTTCAGCTTAAGGAATTTTGTGATCACCGTAAAACAGAGTTTTCACAGGTAAAAAGTAAAAAACTGACACATGGCTCAGTTGGCTACCGTTTATCAACAAGCGTGTCTATTCCAGACCCAGTTTTTACATGTCAGGTGCTTAAGCAATTACAGCTTGATCACTGCATTCGTACTAAGACTGAACCCGACAAGGAGGCTATCAAACAACTTACCCCAGAACTAATCGCTGAAATTGGTGCAAGTGTTAAATCACGCAACAACTTTGGCTACGAAATTGAAACTGTTGACCCAGCTGCTACAGCTACTCACTGAAACTAATGAAGGAAAAACAAATCATGAATAAATCTGACTTAATCGCAAACATTGCAATTGATGCTGAATTAACAAAAACACAAGCAGCAGCTGCACTACAAGCTGTAGAAGATGCAATCACTGCTGCTTTAGCTGAAGGAGGTAGTGTTTCTTGGGTTGGCTTCGGAACTTTTTCTGTAAAAGAACGCGCTGCGCGTACAGGTCGCAATCCTAAAACTGGGGAACAAATACAAATTGCAGCGTCAAAAGTGCCTTCATTCAAGGCAGGTAAAGCTCTTAGAGAGGCTGTTAACAATATTGATGAAGATGATGATTTAGATATGCCTTTCTAAGCGAAACACAGACATTCGTGTCTGTGTCTGCCGGGTGTCGTGATCCGGTACTGACGAGCAGCGAAAAGGAGAAATTTCTTAATGAAAAAATGCACTTTAGGCGATCGGCATAAATGGAAACACATTAAAAACGTACAACGTCAATCAATTAATGGTCGTAGTGTGCGTATTAGCCTTCAAGGTCTGTATCAATGTGAATGTGGAGCAAAAAAATATGGTGAGCATCAATGATCAAAGTTGAAGATTTAGAAAATTTACCACCAGAAGTAGTTGAAAGCTTGGGAGAGATATCATGATGATTATCCCCTTTTATCTTGTTTTTATAATTGGGCTTTACAGTTGTTGTAAAACTTCAAAACAGGCATGGCTTGCTAGCAAAGAATTAGCTTTACCGCCTTTTGATCAAGTGATTTTGAAAGTAAAAGCAGCTGTACCTCTATTACTGTCATTTTGTGCCCTATGCGGCTTGTTACAAGCTGCTTTGGAGGTACTGTAATGGCTCTAACCAAAGAAGAAAAAGACTTCATCCTTAAAAGATTAAACAGCCAGTGGTATCCAGTCGAATTGGAATGTGATGGCTATATTGTTCATCTTAAACTCGAACGAGTTCAAGATTTAAAACTTGCTGTAGAGGTTTTTGTTAATAGTTTTGTTAAAGGTGAATGGCTGGTTTATCCCGACAAGCATGTTGAAAGTAAATTTTTTCCAAGCCGCTTTGTTTATGTAATTAGTCCTGCTAAGAAAAAACAAGCTATTAAAAGGCTCGGTAAGAAACGCGCTTATGAATTTTATCCGGATTTGGATAAAAAAATTGAGTACAAAGGAACACATTTTTCTTCAGGTAAAACTGCATTAAATCACCTTATTAAAGTTAGTGACTCAATAAAACTTATTACGGAGATGGAAAGTGAAACAGCCCTCGCGTAATCAACGTCTGGCTGCAATTCACATGGGTAAAACCAAACTTGGCCTTGACGATGATACTTATCGAGACATGCTTGAGCAGATCGCCGGAAAGCGATCTGCAAAAGACCTAAATGATGATGAGTTAGTTAAGGTTTTGCAGCATCTTGAATCCCTTGGATTTACAAAACGTGAATTTGGTAAAAAACCAAAGGTTAAACTAAGTAAAGAAGCCTTAATTTCAAAAATAGAAGCTCTTTTAACAGAAAGTAATTTACATTGGAATTATGCTGTAGGTATTGCTAAACGTATGTTTCAGAAAGAAGCGTTAGAATTTTGTACGGAAAATGAGCTATGGCGTATAGTTGCTTCATTAGAGTACAGAAAGAAGCGAGTTACCCATGAAACAGGACGAATATCTACACAAGCTACCAGAAAACCTTAGAGTTATTATTCAACTTACAGACTACCGAACTGCGATGATTTTAATTGAGCAGTTTGGTGGATCTGATTATAAATTCCCTCCCCTCAAAACCATAACTGAAAGCCATGAATTGGCTGAATTACTTGGTTTCAATAATTTGAAAAAATTATGTCAGTATTGGAATGGTGATCTCGTATATATACCCAAATCTGACCGTTATCTTGGTGTTTTACGGAATAAACGGATTGAGCAGGATCTGGAAGAAATTGGGGCTAATACTGAAGCACAGAAGTCATTAGCTAAGAAATACAATGTAACTTCACGTTGGATTCGTCAAGTCCGACATAATATGTTGAATAAGAAAAATGACTCATTTGAGGGTCCAAGCAATCAGCTAGATATGTTCGCCTAATTACTCTTTGTTCTTACTCTAACCGCCTTCGGGCGGTTTTATTCTTGGAAATAGTTCCACTCAAAACATTACTTTCTAAATTTAATAATTACAGTACGTTAATTATTAGAGTTCAATTCGATGCAAATCACTTTTGATGAAGTGTTTGAGCGCACCATTGGTCACGAAGGTGGCTATGTAAATAATCCGAAAGACCCGGGCGGAGAAACCAATTGGGGAATTACTATTGCAACAGCACGAGAAAATGGCTTTACGAACTCCATGAAAAGTATGACTCGTGCACAGGCAAAAGAAATTTACCGTGTTGCATTTTGGAAGCGTGCAAAATGCGACCAATTTACTGGTGCTATCAGCTATCAAATTTTTGATGCTGCGGTTAATCATGGCATTGGTAATGCAATCCGTATGTTACAGCGGGCTGTAGGTGTTTTAGATGATGGTAAAGTTGGTGATAAAACATTAGGTGCTATTAAAAAAATGTCACTTGATGATGTTTTAGTTCTATTTATTGCTGAGCGTCTTGAGTTCTATACCAAACTTTCCACCTTTAATAGTTTCGGACGTGGTTGGGCGCGTCGAGTGGTTGGCAATCTCCGTTATGCTGCTGGAGATACGCCATGAGTCAATGGAAGCGAAATTTTCGACGTCAAATCGCCCAAAAACAAAATAATTTGGTAAATCAAAATAAGCCAGTTGAAACACAAACTGTTCATGGTTCTACTATGCAGTTCGGAGTCTTAGTCCACAATTGGCGTACAGGTTGGAAATGGTTTAGTAACGTTGCCTTTGCTGGCATTGTGGCAGTTCAAACTTTTTATGACACATTGCCACCTGAATTAATTGCAACATTACCAACAGACGCACAATCCAAAATAACTTTAGGTTTGGCTGTTTTGGGACTTATTGGTCGTTTTATTAATCAAACTAAACCGAAGCCTTTGCCACCTGCATCCGAAACGATTAAGGAGGATGCATGACCATACAACTTGAACCCTATCAAATATTTATCATTCTCTCGACTGTTATTAGTACAGTCTGGGGAATGTTTAAACTATTAGGTAATCAAATTAGTAATAGTATTCAGCAGAATTTTGAATCAACAAATCAAAAAATCGAAGAAGTCTCTCGCCAACACTTGAAGGGACAAGAAGACTTACGAAAGCTTGAGCGTGAATTTCTTCAGTTTCAAGCTGATATGCCATTTCGCTACATTGCCCGTGATGACTATATTCGCGGTCAGACCATTATTGAAGCAAAGCTGGATGCTGTAGCACAAAAACTTGAAAAAGTACAAATTAAACAGGGGTTAGAATAATGTCTTTTGATATGCAAAAAATTCGTCGTGAAGGCATGCGCTGGCATTTGCTCAATGCCTTAGATAAAGCACGCCCTTTAGGTGCATTAGATACTTTATTGCTTGATGTTATGCGCGCCTTATATCACGATACGACCCCACAAGAATTACATGTTCAATTGGACTATTTGGAAGAGCGTAAGCTGGTTGAAATTAAAAAGAATCCAGATGGTCATTGGCATGCAAAGCTTGACCGTTTAGGCATTGATATTGTTGAGTACACAATTGATTGCCAAGCGGGTATTGCCCGTCCAGAGAAATACTGGAACTGAGGTGAATTATGGCGCGTGAATCCTCAATAGATCAGTTAAGTAACGATGATAAAGCATGGCTTGATAAGCGGTTTATGGATCAAGGCTTTTGTGGTTATGAAGAAATCGCGAAGATTCTACAAGAGCGTGGTTATGACATCAGTAAATCTAGTGTCCATCGTTACGGGCAAAAAGTAGAACAAAAACTTGCCGCAGTTCAGGCTAGCACACAAGCTGCAATGATGATTGCAGATGCAGCTCCAGATGATAGCGATATGCGTAGCTCTGCTGTTTTGTCGCTTGTACAGACTGAATTATTTAATGCACTCATTGCATTGCAAGAATCAGAAAATCCGGAAGCAGATCCAGCAGATCGAATTATGCTTATGGCAAAGGCTGGTAAAGGAATTGCAGAAATAGCCAAAGCTTCTGTAAATCAGAAAAAATGGGAATCAGAAGTTAAAGAGCGTGTTCAAGCTGCTGCAAAAGCCGTCGATAAAATTGCTAAAAAAGGTGGTTTATCTGCTGAAACTGCTGCTGAAATTCGTAAACAAATTTTAGGTATTGTAGAAAAATGACCACAGTTGAAGCTTCCCCAATAGAACTATTACAACCTGATTTTGACAGTGATATTCCTGCAGTCCTCTTGCCATACCAGCAAGAATGGATTGCAGATAAAAGTCCGTTGAAAATTGGTGAGAAATCGCGACGTATTGGTTTAACTTGGGCTGAAGCTGCGGACGCTGCATTAGAGTGTGCAAGTGACCGTTCAGCAGGTGGTCAGAACTGTTATTACCTTGGTTATAACAAGGATATGACTGTTGAATTCATTCAAGCCTGTGCTATGTGGGCACGTGCCTATGGACTCGCTGCTGAAGAAGTTGAAGAAGGTATTTGGGAGGATGGAGATAAACACATTCAGACATATATCATTCGCTTTCCGAAGTCTGGGTTTCGTATTGAAGCACTGACAAGTCGACCATCAAATTTACGTGGACGTCAAGGACGAGTGATTCTGGATGAAGCTGCATTCCATGAATCGTTAGATGAGCTTCTAAAGGCTGCTCTTGCTCTTTTGATCTGGGGTGGTTGTGTACGAGTGATTAGTACACATGATGGTGAAGATAATCCATTTAATGAACTAATTAATGAAATCCGTGCTGGTAAACGTAAAGGGACTATTCATCGAACTACATTCCGAGATGCTGTTGATCAAGGCTTATATAAACGTGTATGTATGCGTGAAGGCATTGCCTATAATGAGACTGAGGAAGCCTTATGGGTACAGGAAGTTTATGATTTCTATGGCAGTGCAGCAGATGAGGAGTTGGATGCGATCCCCTCTAAAGGTGGTGGTCGTTGGCTGCCGCATTCACTACTTGAAAGTAAAAAAGACAGCACTGTACCAGTCATTCGTTTTGAGGCACCCAAGGGTTGGGATGACTTTAGTAATGTGAGTGAAGAAGCCCGAAATGCTGAGGTGCAAGAGTTCTTTAATGAGCACTTAAAGCCATTGATTGAAGCATTACCTAAGAAACTGAAAAGTTACTATGGACTGGATTTCGCGCGTAAACGAAATGCATGTTCGTTCTGGCCTCTTGTTGAACAGCAAAATACCAGAAAACGTATTCCATTCTTATTTGAAATGTTCAAAGTCCCGTACAAACAACAAGAAGAGTTTCTGAAACTTATTGTTGGGTTATTACCTAATTTTAGCAAAGGCGCACACGATGCTGGTGGTAATGGTGGTTATTTAGCTGAAGCAATGCAGGTCAAATATGGCGAGCGAATTGAAGCTGTCATGCTGACAGAAGCATGGTATCGAGAAAATACACCCCACTTTAAATCATCACTGGAAGATGGTGATATTGAGAACATGCCAGCCGATCAGGATGTCTTGGAGGATCACCGGGCATTTGTAATGATCAATGGTGTGGCACGCATTCCAGCAATGGGGAAAACAAACTCAAATAATAAAGATCGACATGGGGACAGTGCTATTGCTCATTTGCTGGCTGACTTTGCAAGTAATCATCCATCAGCACCTATTGAGTTCACCCCCCTTCCATCCAGAGAAGATATAGAGGTGAACCCTGATGACTATGATTGGTATAAGGAGACGGGATGTTTTTAAGCAGTAATAATCTGATAATTAATAAAATATTTATCTTTGTGGCTTTTTGATATACCTGCTTTGATAGATTCTTTATA